AATTGTGTTGAGGCGGCGTGATGCCTGGGATCAAATCCCTCTCAATACACTAGGCATTCGTGCCTAATTGTTCACCTAACTACCCATGTTTAACCTCATGTCTTATGTACCAGTACCATTCCGTACATCCAACGCAATCGAAAGCCTGGATGTTGACATGCTCAAGCAAAGAGCACGAGTCACCTTCAAGGACGGCGGTGTATATGAGTATGCAAATGTTAGCAAGAGAGCAATTGCAAATGTCTTGTTCAATCCCAACATCTCACTAGGATTCTGGGTTAACAACAACCTAGTTAACAACTACGAGCGGGATGTCGTAGCATTCTGCCCACCTCAATTGCCATCATTTGTATAAACAACAGGGACGCAAGTCCCTTCCTGATCCTATGATCTAACGGTTATGATGCCAGCCTGTCACGCTGGTCATGTGGGTTCAATTCCCACTAGGATCGTTGCCCATTAAGGGCATACTGTTCACCTATCAATTATCATTATGCAATCAGCTATTGATAACATCAAGGACGCATATGACTACGATCAATTCAAGGAAATACTCGATCATGGTTGTGAATCTGGTGTGTGCTCTGAACACATATATTATGGTGACACCATCAAGTTCTTTGAGACTTATGAAGACGAGATCCTTGAGTACATTGCCGACAGTATCGGTGATGAGGCAAGTGTAGAGATCTGGCATAACAACACATGTAACTATTATGGTTACATGAATGATTCAGTCTGGACCTTCATTGAATGCGTAGCCATGGAAGTTGTTGATGAAGTAGAGGAGCAACAACGCAAGGATGACCTCACAATTGAGGGGTATAATCCTGCACGTAGCATGTCAATGTCACGATATGCTCACGTATAATTGACTCTCTCCTCCTGCTCATGGTATCATGGGTAGGATGAGGGACTCACGTCTCTTATGTTCACCCTGTTAGTCAATCATGACAACAACACAAAAGCTACAACCCAAACCCATCAGAAAGGTAAATACTATGACCGAATCACCTAATGTTGTTATCACTAAGCAGCGTGACTTTACGCATAAGGAACCTGTGATCATCCCTTCTCACCTTGATGAGATACCAGTAATCAGTGCTGCATCTTACATCAAGGACGCACGCAACCGTTGGTACATACACAACGTTGAAGTTAGAGAGTTATGGGATGTTCACGTTGATATCTACAACAAGGTTAAGCCTCATGCAGTCAGTGCATTTGATTACACAGTGACTAAGGTTAAGGAGTTAACCAATCGTGGCTAGTTGGATTGTCCCTTTTTATTGTATCTTGTGTTTATTAATCTTCTACCTATTCTGGGTATCAGATCATAATCAACCACGACCACCTAGATACTGACTCTCTAAATAAAGCCTTCGGGCTTTTCTTAGGGACTCACACTCCCTTACTCTTCGTATTAAACTATGGATCAATTCAAGAAGTATGAATTCACCATTAAGGTGAAGACTAATCATAACCCTACGCAAGCTATTGCTGAGATAATAGCTGCACTCAAGGGTATGTTACCTGTTCTTTCTATTGAACATCGTTTAATAGAAGAACGTCCAACAAGTGATGAACACCACGGAGGTATTGTCGATGATGATACCTAACTGGCAACATCACTCAAAGAAAGAACAAGGACGCACCCTGAAACCTCAGGCTCTGCGTTCTTCTAAACAACAGCTTAAGGCTCTTAAGTTGAAACTTAACGTTCACAATCACGCGTCAAATCCATGAACAAATACCTCGTCACGCTTTCTAGTGGAAGGGATTTCATCCTTAACACTACGCAAAGTATATATGACGTCGCTTATCAAGCTTATGAGGAAGCTTGTTTAATGGACGATTACTTAGTTGACATAGAGGAAATTACAGATTACGATGTCTAAAAAGAAGCCTTATTTCCACAATAACGTGGACGCCATCCGCCAAGCACCAGCTGAGTGGTTTGAATCAATACCGTATGATGACTTCATGGATTGGAAGACGTGTGGTTGGGAACTCCCATCATCAGTCAACTGTATTATCCGTGAACGTGATCTCGAAACTGGTAAAGTTACCGAGTATGTATACAAAAAGTCTAGTGCTGCTAGAAAGCGCTTAGCGATACAAATGCAAAAAGGAACTTCAGAGTTTACGGTGTGTGATGCTCAAGCAATTCATTTACTATCACCGCAAGAAGACTATGACGACCCACTCGCTTGATGATATAATCTCTTATGAGAAGCAAGCACTTGACATGCTTCCATTAGATCATCCTCATTATGAGGAGATTAAGCAACTATTAATTGATCAAGTTAACGAGAACATCGAAGATTATGCCAACACCTTTCGAGATTGATGAACAAATTAAACTCGAAAGAGCTCAGATAGCTCAAGGACTCAAACGACTTAGAGATAATACTTCTAAGTTAGAAGAGAAGAGCTATGCCTCTGCTACTGTGTACGGTATTACTTCAATTGATGCTTTGCTACCTCTTGTTGTTGAGCGTATCAAGGATACAAACAACCGAATAAAAGAAGGTAAGACAGGTAAGTCATTCAAAGAGATACAACAATACCTGTCAGACCTTGAACCTCTTGCTTCCGCTGCTATCGCATGTAAACTAACCTTTGATAAAGTATTTAGTTACAAAGAAGGTAGTAATCAGATCGTCAATGTATGTGATTCTATCGGACATGCAGTAGAAGATGAGTGCCAAATGAGACACTATGAGACTAATGCACCTGGATTACTTAACGTATTAAAAGAGAACTACTGGCATAAATCCATAGGTACACATCAGAAGATTGTTGTGATTCAAACACTAATGAATCGATATGATGTTAAACCTTGGACGGCATGGGGTAGATCTAACAGAGTTAAGTTAGGTGCTTGGTTATTAGATTGCATTATGGAAACCAGTGGTTGGTTCTATAAAGATATGCGACAAGAAGGGAGGCGTAGGGTTAATTATGTAATACCCACACCTGAATTCATTGCTATCAAGGACAAAGTTATGCAAGACAGTGAGTTATTTGCTCCACTTGCTTGGCCAATGTTGATAGAACCTAACGATTGGGGTAAGAAACCAGGTGGTTACTTGCTTAATGAGGTAATGCATGGTCATGAAATGGTACGGAGAGGCGATAGGACATGTATACAGGGAGAAACACCAATCGCTTTCCTGAACAAGATTCAGAAGGTAGGTTACAAGCTAAACACCTTCACTGTAAACGTAGCCGAACAGCTCTGTGAGAAAGGGATACAGGTAGGTAAGTTTATACCTATCATAGAAATGTCTCTCCCACCCAAACCTCCTGATATAGCAGACAACAAGGATGCTCGTAAGAGTTACCGGAGAGCTGCTGCGGAGGTTATGAATAGGAATGCTAATGCCTTCCGTCGTTCTTGTAGGACAAGGATGACAATGGAGGCAGTGAGAAGGTTTAAAGGTAAGGAGTTCTTTATTCCGTGGTCTTTTGATTACAGAGGTAGAGCTTATCCTATACCTGCATTCCTAACACCACAAGATACTGACTTTGGTAAATCATTGATAAGATTTTCTAATGAGTCATTGTTGACTGGTGATGCTTATGACTGGTTATCCTTCCAATGTGCTACTACATATGGTCTTGATAAGGCTACTATGGAGGAAAGGTTACAATGGACAAAGGATAATATATTCACAATCACGCGTGTTGCGCTTGATCCTATAGATAATATAGGAGATTGGGAAGCAGCTGAGGAACCTTGGCAGTTTTTAGCAGCGTGTGATGAGTACTATCACTGTGTTATTATGCAGGATAGGAACTCCACTGGATTACCTGTAGCAACAGACGCTACATGTAGTGGTCTACAGATCCTAGCTGGATTAGCTAGAGATAAAAAGACGGCACAACTCGTCAATGTGCTGCCTGCTGTACGACCTCAAGACGCATACAAGGTTGTGGCTGAAGTTTCCAAATGGAACATTCCTGATCAATTGCGACAGATTTGGGACCGTAAGTGTGTTAAACGTACGGTTATGACTATCCCTTACAACGCCAAACCTTTCTCTAACCGTACCTACATTAGGGACGCATTGTTAGAGAAGAACATCGAGATAGACAAGGATGGGCTCACACAAACCGTACAAGCCGTCAGGATGGCAATGGATAAAGTTGTCCCTGGTCCTATGTCTGTCATGAAATGGATAGAAGAGGAAGTAGCTAAAGCTATTACTAGAGGTGAACAGTATTTAAAATGGGTTACCCCATCTGGATTTATAGTTCATCAACGAATCATGAAGAAGAAAACTGAAATACTTAAACTTCAGTTACTTGGGAATTGTAAATTAAGTGTAGCTACAGATGATACAAACGAGGTAGATAGAGCTAGGCATAAGGCAGCAACCGCTCCTAACCTAATACATTCTCTAGATGCTAGCTTGTTACATCTAAGTACTATGCGATTTGATGCTCCCATTGCTTTGATACATGATTCAGTACTATGTAGAGCTACTGATATGTCTATTCTGTCTTGTTTGGTCAGAGAAACCTATATGGAACTCTTTGCTAAGCAAGATTACTTAACCGACTTTGCTTCTCAAATAGGAGCAGAGACTGAACCTCCGATCATTGGAGACTTAGAACCCTCCACAGTGATTGACTCCACTTATTTCTTCTGCTAATGTACGGTAAACAAAGCCAAACCGATCAATCAACGGCTCTGGACAATGCTGTTAAACGCGTTGCTTCGGGAGTATTTGAAACTTTAAAACTAATAATTCCATATTTAACTTGGGAGGCATGGTATAAAGGTGACTCCTATAATGTGGGATGTCGACCTGATGCTGGTTTATTTTATTATAAAGGTATATTAATAGTCTCAGGTGAAGGTAAGCATCAACAGGACAGCGGAAATGCCATTGAAAGATGGTTTAAAAATGAACGTATCCTGAGAAAAGTTGAACCTAATGTAACCTTTATTACATTTGCTTCAGGATCTGGAGCTTATGAGAAAGGAAGGATTGGGAAAATATTAAGATCAGCCCACCCTAATGGCTATAATAATTATCAAGTTGGTGAGAATAGCTGCTACTTAAAACCTGATGGTTTTGATGATGCTTTTATATTTAAAACATTATCTAAAGCTGTTAAGGATAAGATAGCATTAATAGAATGAAATATTCTATTATTTATGCTGACCCACCTTGGGATTATAAAGGACAACTTCAGCACAATGGTAAAGGTGGTGCGGATACAGGTGGTGCGGAAGTACACTACCCTACTATGACTTTAAAAGAGTTAAAACTCTTACCTATACCTAATATAACTGATGACGATTGCTTATTATTTATGTGGTCATCAAGTCCACATTTAGATCAAGCTATTGATTTATTAAAATCATGGGGATTTAAATGGGCAACTATTGGTTTTGTTTGGGATAAACAGAAACTTAACCCAGGCTTCTATACAATGTCTCAATGTGAGCTATGCCTTATTGGAAAAAAAGGTAAGATACCTTCACCAAGAGGTGCTAGAAACATCAGACAATTAGTATCTGAAGAAAGAACTAAACACAGTGCCAAACCTCATGAAGTTAGAAAACGAATAGAACAAATGTTTCCTAAACAAAAGAAACTAGAACTATTTGCTAGAGATATAGTTGAAGGTTGGGATTGCTTTGGCAATGAAATCCAATCAACTATAAACATCACCCCCAATAATTAACACACATGCTTTACCCATCACTATTTGATTCCTTCTTTGCTCCGACTAGAGTTATTGTGGTCTCCGAAGAGAGACTCAAGGCTGCTGAGCTGAAGGCAAAAAGAGAACAACTTGAAGCCCTAGACACTAGAATCAAAGATCTAACTTCCTATCGTGAATCCTTAACCAAGGAAATCGAAGAAGCTGATCAACCTCAATCATTAGAAGAGGCACTGACTGGTGGCTAGAACTATTCACAAAACTGACGAACCTGCAACACTTGAGGGTTTCCAGGCTATACTAACTCCTAGTAAGTTTGGTTATTCACTCTCGGCTGTGGTCGATTCTAAACTAATCGACAAGCTAGAAACAGAGAGGTCTGAAGTCCTTAAATGGGCTGAGTCCAAGCTCAAGAACCCTAAGAGATCTACACTCAAACCAGAACCCTGGGAAGAGGTATCTGAAGGGAAGTATAAAATTAAATTCTCTTGGAATGAAGAGAACCGTCCTCCTGTGGTAGACACGGAGGGCACACCTGTACGTGATACAAAAACACCGCTTTATGCTGGATCAACTGTTAACCTGGGTTTCTACCAGAAGCCATATATTCTTCGGGATGGGGTTACCTATGGTAGTTCTCTTAAGCTGGTTGGTGTACAGATTATCTCAGTAAAAAGTGACGCTGGAATAGATACTGGCGATTTAGATGCTAATGAAGTAGCCGAATTATTTGGTACAACATCGGGTTTTAAGACAGCTGACCCTAACGTCACTCCTACCACCGATGTAAATGCCGAAGAAGAGGACGACTTCTAAATTTAGGTCTAAACTTGAGGAGAGAGTTGCTGAACTCCTCCAAATGTTTGCCATTGATTACGAATATGAATCTAAACGAGTACCTTATACCATTCAGCATCATTACTGTCCTGATTTCATACTACCTAACAACGTACACCTTGAAACCAAAGGATATTGGGATGCAACGGATCGTCGTAAGATCCTCGCAGTCAAGAAAGATAACCCAGACTTAGATCTGCGAATGATCTTTCAATCACCATACAATAAAATATCAAAGAAAAGTAAGACGACCTATGCTATGTGGTGTGAAAAGCATGATATACCATGGGCGTCTTACAAGAA